AGTATTTCAAGGGGAAGGTTTTACACCTTCCCTTCCTATTTATATACAGGTAACTACCTGCAATAAGCAAGGTTGGTTTACAAAATAAACTGATATTTATAAAAGACATTTAAATAAACTTCATTAAACATGGCAGAAACAATTATCTCTCCAGGTGTATTTACAAGAGAAAATGACATTTCATTTATTCAACCAGCCCCTGTTGTTGCAGGAGCAGCTATTATCGGACCTACATTTAAAGGTCCAGTTGAGTTACCAACATTAGTAACTTCATTCAATGATTACGTTAGAAAATTTGGAGGTTCATTCAATAGTGGATCATCTGCAGCAAATACAGGAGTTAAGGAATACTTTACTTCCTTAGCAGTAAAAAATTATTTTTCACAAGGAGGAGGTTCAGTATTAGTTACAAGAGTAGTAGGTAATGCTCATACTGCAGCTTCTAATACATTCTTTTCAGCATCACGAGTAGGAAACCCAGAAGTTCCATTTACTTTTGAAACTATAGGTAAGGGACAAATATATAATAATTATACTGGTTCAACAGCACCTACAGATTTTCAAAATTCTGATGGTTCATTAGTATCAGGTTCATCAGATAATTTAAGATGGGAAATTTCAAATGTAAACGAAAGTTTAGGTACATTTACTTTTTCAATCAGACAAGGAGATGATAACTTAAAAAATAAAGTTGTATTAGAAACTTTCAACAATGTATCATTAGATCCTCTTAATCCTAATTATATAGAAAAAGCAATAGGTAACCAATCTTATTTCCTAGCTACTGATAGTGATAGTACGAAATATATTATGAGAAGTGGTTCTTATGTAAATAAATCTAATTATGTTAGAATCTCATCTGTAAATTACCAAACACCGAATTATTTACAAGCTGACGGCTTAACTACAGGTTCAAATGTTCAAGGTTTTGGATATGCAGGATTTTTACCAAAACCTGCATCAGGAGGATTCCATGGTGCGACTGGTAATCTTCATTCTGCAACTCCAGTAGGAGCTCATTATTTTGAAAGTGTAAATGATGTCAATACTCAAGGTTTAACAGGAACAAATTATACTAATGTTATATCTTTATTAGAAAATAAAGAAGAGTATCAATTTAACGTTATTTCTGCTCCAGGATTAGTATATGCAAATACTACTAATCAAAAAGCAGCTTTAGATAATCTTATTTCTTTAGCTGAAACAAGAGGAGATTGTATAGCTATTATAGATTTAGTAAACTACAATTCAACTATAGGCTCGGTAGTTACTCAAGCAGCAAGTATTAACAGTTCATATGCTGCAAGTTACTGGCCATGGGTACAAATGAACACAGACGCCGGTCTTCAATACGTACCAGCATCAGTAGTAATTCCAGGAGTATATGCATTTAATGATAATAGTGCAGCACCTTGGTTTGCACCAGCTGGTTTAGTTAGAGGAGGAATAACAGGAGTAATTCAAGCTGAAAAGAGATTAACAAGAACACAAAGAGATACTTTATATACTGATAAAGTTAACCCAATAGCTTCATTCCCAGGACAAGGTATTTCAGTATTCGGTCAGAAAACTTTACAAACTAAAGCATCTGCTTTAGATAGAGTAAATGTTAGAAGATTATTAATCGAGTTGAAGAAGTTTATCGGCGATCAAGCTAGAACTTTAGTATTCGAACAAAATACTATTACTACTCGTAACAGATTCTTAGCAACAGTAAATCCATTCTTAGAATCAGTAGTACAAAGACAAGGTCTTTTTGCATTCAGAGTAGTAATGGATGATTCAAACAATACAGCAGATGTTGTAGATAGAAATCAATTAATAGGTCAAATCTTTATTCAGCCAGCTAAAACTGCAGAATTTATAGTATTAGACTTTACTATTGAACCTACAGGAGCAACATTCGCTGGATAATTTAAAAATTAGATATTTATAATAAACAATAAATAAAATGGCAGTATTAGATCCAAACGAAATTATGTTTAGAGCCTTCGAACCGAAGGTACAGAATAGATTTATTATGTATATGGATAACATTCCATCATTCATGGTAAAAACAGTATCAGCTCCAGGATTTGAAGATGGAGAGGTAGTATTAGATCACATCAATTCTTATCGTAAGATTAGAGGAAAAAGAGTATGGAATGATATGGATATGACTTTATACGATCCTATTACACCTTCAGGTGCTCAAGCAGTAATGGAGTGGGCAAGACTTTCTTATGAGTCAGTAACTGGTCGTGCAGGTTATTCTGATTTCTACAAAAAAGATTTAACTCTTAATGTATTAGGTCCTGTAGGAGATGTAGTTTCTGAATGGATTATCAAAGGAGCCTTCATAAAAACTATGGCACAAGGTGATTTTGATTGGTCTGCACCAGATACAGTAGAGCTGTCAATGACAATTGCAATGGATTACTGTGTATTAAACTACTAATACAGCCTTAAATATAATAAAAAGCTCGGTTTTTCCGGGCTTTTGTTGTTTTAAAAAATAATTCTTCGTATATTTATATTTAGAACTAGTTTTAATTAATCAAATTTATGGAACAGAAACAAAAATTTCCCACAGAGATAGTAGATTTACCATCACAAGGTAAATTATATCCAAAAGAATCTCCTCTTTCTAAAGGTAGTATTGAAATGAAATATATGACTGCTAAGGAAGAAGATATTTTAACTAATCAAAATTATATACAAAAAGGTATAGTTATTGATAAATTATTAAAAGCCTTAATAGTTGATAGTACTATCAATTATAACGATTTATTAATAGGAGATAAAAATGCTTTGCTTATAGCTGCTCGTATTTTAGGATACGGTAAAGATTATGAGTTTGAATATGCTGGAGAGAAAGAAGTTATAGATTTATCTTTATTAAATAATAAAGAATTACATCCTGAGATTAAAAAAGCTCAAGAAAACTCTTTTAATTTTAAACTTCCAGCTTCCGGTAAAGTAATTACTTTTAAATTACTTAGTCATGGTGATGAAATAAAAATTGAACAAGAAGTTAAAGGTCTTAAAAAAATTAACAAAGAATCATCAGCTCAACTTTCGACTCGTTTAAAACATATTATTATAGCTGTAAATGGAGATGAAGATACAAAAAATATTAGAGCTTTTGTGGATAATGAATTCTTAGCTAGAGACTCAAGATCGTTTAGAAACTACCTTAGAGACTTTCAGCCTGATGTAGATATGAAATTTTATCCTGACAATGGCCCGGAAGGAGGGGTAGATATCCCTATCGGGGTAAACTTTCTTTGGCCTGACGCCACAATATAGACTAAGCGTATTTAGTCAAATACATGAGATAGTTTTTCATGGTAAAGGAGGGTATGATTACGATACCATATACAATATGCCTATTTGGCTAAGAAACTTTACTTTCCAGAAACTACAAGAACATTATGAGAAGGAAAAAGCTGAGTATGATAAGATAAACAAAAAGGCTAATATGATGAAAGGACGTAAAATAAAAAAACCTACCTATAGTACAAGGGCTCGCAAATAAAGCGAGCCTTAACTATTTATAATAAACTCATTTTTTTATTAAATGGCGAACGGAGACAATAACTTACCACCAGATCCTAGTAATTACGATCCACGTAGCCCTATAAATAGGTTTGCTAGGGAAGAAGCTAGAAATGCTGCAGATCTTACTGACCAGGCAAGACTCTTAACCGAAGAGTTAAAAGATCAGTTAGGTATACGTTCTCGCTTAAACGAAGGTCAAAGAGAAACTGTCAATCTTTCAAGACAACTTACCGCATCAGCCCAACTGAATACTATTGAAATAGGAAATTCAGGTAATATTCAAAGACAAATAGCAAAAGATCAAAAAATAGCTCTAGCTATTGAGAGAGAAAAAGCTGCTATCATTAAAGATGGTAATGAAAATACTTTGATGAACGCTCAAGCTATTTTCAGCTTAAATGAACGATTACAGAAAATACAAACTGAAATATTTGAACAAGGAGGCGAAGCAACTGATGCACAAAAAAATGAAGTAGCTAGATTAGAAAAGAGACTAGCTCTAGCTCATAAAAATACAACAGCTGATGAAAAAAGATTAGCTGTACTACTTGGAATGGAAGATGTAAGTAGTAGGATTTTGGAAATCCGAAAAGCAGAAGCTGAACTCCAAGATAGAATAACTGATAGAATGGGTGTAACTGGTGCTTTAGTAAAAGGTACCGGGGCTTTGATGGAAAGATTAGGTATGAGAACTGGTATCTTCCAAGAAGCTATGAAAGACTCAGCTCAAGCTATGTTCGATATGGCAGAGCAAACCGAAAGAGGTACAGCAAACTTCAACAAAATGGAGATAATGCTAAAAGGTTTTGAAGTTCTTTCACAAGGTTTCGGTAAAGCTTTATTAGATCCTTTAACTATAGGATTAGCTATTGTAGATGTTTTTATTAAACTTAATAAACAACAAGTTCAAGTATCTAGACTTACAGGTCAATTAGGTACAGACTTTAAAGCAGCATCTGCAGCAGCTAGCTTAGAAGGAGCAGCAACTGCTATCGATAGGTTAGAAATAATGTCCCAACTTACCGCAGATATTGGTATGAATGCTCAAAATATATTTTCACCAGAAAATATTCAAGGAGCAGCTAATTTAAAATTAGAATTAGGTTTATCAGCTGATCAAGCAGGATCTTTAGCTATAATGGCACAATCAACTAATACTTCTGTTAAAGATTTAACTGATAATTTAGTTAAAAGCACTTCTGAATTTAATAAACAGAATCGTTCTGCAGTTTCTCAAGGTATGGTATTAACTGATATAGGTAGTACTTCTGATGATATAAGATTATCTCTAGGAGGTAGTACTGATGAATTAGTAGCAGCTACAGCCCAGGCCCGAAGACTAGGTATGACTTTAGAAGATGTTGATGAAATAGCTAGTAGTTTACTGGAATTTGAAACTTCGATAGAAAAAGAATTAGAAGCTCAGTTACTTACCGGTAAACAGATGAATCTAGCTAAAGCAAGAGAATTAGCATTAAATAATGATTTAGAAGGTTTAGGTAAAGAGTTGCTTAAAAATTCTGTAGATATACATGAGTTTGGTCAAATGAATCGTCTTGAGCAAGAAGCCCAAGCAGCAGCCATAGGAATGACTCGTAAACAGTTAGGTAGGGTAGCTTATTTAAGAGCTTTAGAATTAGAAATGACTGAAGAACAAGCAGCAGCAGCAGCAAACGTTAACATTGAAGATATGAGAAGAATAACTGCTCAAGAAAATTTTGCAAAGGCTATAGAAAAAATTACCTCTGCATTAGCTCCTATTTTAAATTTAGTTGGAGATATTTTATCTTTACCTTTAGCTCCTTATATTATTATGGGGTTAGTAGCTGTTAATAAATTAGGACTTAGTATAAAAGGTGCTTTTGATGGAATAAAAAGTCTAGGCCAAGGAGCACTTAGTATGGGTAAAAATTTTAATACAGCTGCAAAAGAAGCAGGCGGCTTAGTAAACTTATTAAAAGATAAGATATTTGGTAAGCTATATAAAGGCGGGCAGTTTATGCCGGGTGGAGGAAGAGCAAAAGCAGGAGGACAAAGAGCAGGTGGAATATTTAGTTTCTTAAAATCTAAAACTAAAGATGTAGTAACAGGAGATAAAACAGCTGATAAAACTAAAGACATATCTAATAAGATGAAAGATTCATCTAATACTATGAATAAAGTTAAACCAGCTAAAAATATTAAAACTTTTTTACGAAATTTAGGACAAGGATTAAAGTCAATGGCTGGAATGAAAGTTTTACAAGGTGCTTTAAATTTAATACCTGCAAGTTTAGGACTAGTAGCAATGATACCAGGTGTTGTTGGAGCTAAGTTAATGGAAAAAGTAGCTGGACCTAAATTATTAGCTTCTTTACAATCTTTATCTCAAGGTTTAAGAGCTATGGCTAGAGGAAAAGTATTACTAGGAGTTGCCGGATTAGCCGCAGCTGCTGCTGCTTTTATTTTAGCTATTCCTGGAGCTGCCGGTATGGCTTTATTAGGAGTTACAGGACCCACAGCTGCAGCCGGTATTATGGCGTTAATACCAGCATTAGAAGCTTTAGGTATGGCGATGGCAACTGGTTACGGTGCTTTAGGTTTAGCTGCATTATTAGCTGCTATGGTAGGTTTTGGAGCTCAAGCTGCTTTGATGGGTGCTGCTTTTATGATGGTAGGGTTAGGAGTTAAATTCGCAGCAGAAGGATTTAGTATAATTTTATCACAAATAACTGCTTTAGTAGGATTAGGTCCTCAAATATTAGCTATAGGAATGGGATTAATGAGTATAGGTAGTGGTTTAGCTTCTATTGCTATAGCAGGAATAGGTGCAATACCTGTATTAGGTGCTTTATCTACGTTCGCAGTAGTAGCATCTCCTCTTATAGCTTTAGGTAGTATGTTCGGAGCAGGCGAAAGTGAAGAAGAAAGTGGTTTTGCTAAAATAGAAGCTAAGTTAGACACGCTTATAGGAGTAATATCCGAAGGTGGAGATGTATACTTAGATTCTGATAAAGTAGGTAGAACTCAAGCTAAATCTTTTTCTCTATTATCTTAATAAAATTAGTATATTAATATCTATTTATAATAAAACAATAAAATTTAACTATTATGGCAAATGGAATTTTAACAAATCAATTACCTAATTCAGTATTAGGTTTACAAGGAAATACACCTCCAACTTTACCAGGAGCTAATATTAATTCAACGTTGCATAATCAATCATCGATTAACAACAACCCAGCAATTAATAGAGAACCTTCAGTATTAGATT